CAAGCAAGTGGAAGAGATAGGTTTCGCCGTCCTTGGCAGTATAATTGAGCTCGATAGCATTGAGCTTAATGGTGATACCGCGCTCCCGCTCCAAGTCCATGCTGTCCAAGAGTTGGGCCTGCATTTCCCGGCTGGAAACCGTCTCAGTCGCCTCCAAAATCCGGTCAGCCAAGGTTGATTTTCCGTGGTCGATATGGGCAATGATGGAGAAATTGCGGATCTTCTCCTGACGTTTTTTCAAATCTTCTAAATTCATTTTTCTCATCCTTTTAGGGTATTCTATTTATTATAACACAAGACCCGCGATTTTTCCTATAGACTCAGACTTTCTCAATAAATTATGCTATACTTATCACAGATTAATATTGGAGATAAATAATGATTAAATTACTTGCACTTGATATGGATGGAACTCTTTTGAATTCTCAAAAAAAGATTAGCCAAGAAAATATCTCTGCCATCCATAAAGCTATAAAGGCTGGTGTGAAACTGGTCCTTTGTACAGGCCGGCCTCCTTTTGGTGTTCGACCGTATTATGAACTTTTAAGCCTAGCTCAAGAGAATGAATATGTGATTGTTGACAATGGCTGTGCCATCCACCAAACCAGTGATTGGAAGGTAATAGACTCAGTCGCCTTGGATAAGCAAGATATCCACTACCTCTATAGCTTAACCCAAGATAGCTCCATCCAACTTACCTTATTTGACGAAGAACACTATTTCGTTGTCGGAGAGACACCAAGCCCTATCGTAGTTCGAGACACAGGCTATGTTTTTACCTCACCCACTGAAATCAGCCTTGAGGAGGCAGTTAGTGGTAAGTATACGATGTTCCAGGCCATGTTCTTAGCTGAAAAAGAAATCGTCGATATCTTTGAGGAAAAATATGCCTCTGATATCTGCCAGCGTTTCAGTGGTGTACGCTCACAGGATGTGATTTATGAAGTTATGCCAGCAGGTGTCACCAAAGCATTTGCATTAGAAAAATTAGCCCAAAAATTAGACATCCAAGCAGAGGAAATCATGGCTCTTGGCGACGCCAACAACGATCTTGAAATGCTAAAATTTGCAGGTCTAGGTATTGCCATGGGAAATGCAAGCGACTATGTTAAATCACTTGCTGATGACGTCACTGACCCCAATGACGAAAATGGGGTTGCAAAAGCTATTGAAAAATATCTTCTAAACTAAAAAAGTAGGCGAGACCAACCAGCAAGGTAGGTCATCATCTACTTTTTTTCTATGTTCATCTGTAGTTCTTATATCCTTTATATGATTTTTAACTCAAGTTGCCTAAAAAGCCCGAAAGTCGCTTGACGACTGGCTTTGCGTTGGTTACAATATAGCTACAATTTATTTCTCGATACTGTTTGCCAGTTGTATGAGAATAACATAACCTTAACCTTTCCAGGAGGAATCTATGAAGAAAATTTCACTCTATAGTTTAACTGCCCTATCATTTATCGTCTTAGCTGCATGCTCTGCGAAGTCAACTGAAGAAACATCCTCATCATCTTCTTCAGAAGTTACTTCATCAGTATCTACTGCCAAAAAAAGCAAATCAGCTGGTACTTCTCAAGAAGATGTTATCAATGAGCTGAAATCAATATTTGATCCAAATGGAAATTCTAAAGATTTTGATATTAAAGTTGAAAAAGATGTAAAAGACGAAGCTTTCCCGAATGGACATACCGTCATTACAGCTTCTATCAAAGGTGATACAGCTGCTGGTACTAAGGAAATGATGGCTGCTTTTGATAATAATACTGCTACAGAGGAAGACAAACAAATTCTGCAAGGTTTCCGCCAGACTATTGCTGACATTGCACAAAAATTACCAGACGACACCACAACCATTGCATTCCAATACGAAACAAAACCAAACGAATATCGTGTGATTGCTCATTCTGGAAAAACTAAAGATATCATCCCTACAACAGTCAAATAAGCGACTCCTTCTCTTTGCCATTCATTAAAAATTGGCAAAGAGTTTTTTATTGACTTACTTTAAACGACATCCCCTTTCCAAGACATCATGCCTCCAGAAACATTCACAACATCATAGCCTTTCTTTTTAAGCTTTTTCGCTACTAATCTGCTACGGACACCTGAGTGACAAATCACATAAAGCTTCTCTTCTTTTGATTGAGAATAGCGATCGATTTGACCTAAAGGAATATTTAGTGCTCCCTTGATGTGCCCTCTGTTATATTCAGATGGGGTTCGAACATCCAGTAACTTAATATTCGTCTTCAACCTTTTCTCTAATTCTGCTGTTGAAATACTTTCAACTTTTGTAAAAAAATGGAACATATGCCCTCCGATTTATTTTTTATAAAAACTATTCAATCATTTTAATACTTTAAAGTCAAGGAAACGGTTTCCCTATCATCTTACTTATTAAAATACAGCTATCAAAACAAAAAAACAGGCTCTCTGATTTCTCAGAAAGCCTTTTGTTTATTGGTTTTATAACCTTATTTAGCGATTGGGTAAACAGAAACTTGTTTAATGACTTTTTTATGACATTTAATGAAATAGCCTTAAAACTCGCATTGATTAATACCTATCACAGTTAAATCTGTGATAAAAAATGTAATATTTATAAAAAGTGGGTATCAATTTGGGTATCAAAGTCAAGTAAATTTTTGTCTGTTGAAATAGACATTTTAGCTTTTTTCCATTTAAACGAAAAAAGATCTATTACGATCTTTTTATTCAAAGTGTAATAAGTTGCTTTCTACGACCGCTCCAAGAGCTAACGACTTTCTTCCTGCATCTTCAAAATCTATAACAATAGTATTATCTTTGATTTCTACCACTTTACCAATTCCAAAAGATGAATGTTTAACTGTTGAACCCGCAACATCTTTGTGAGCTTCAACCCAATCTTTAACTTTCTCATTTTCTTCTGGCTCTTGAAGAAGACCAGACTGTTTCATCAATTCAACTGCCTCAAAATATCCATCTACAAATGTCTGTTTGAAATCTGACCCCATAGACAATTCTGAACGTTTTACAGGCTCGCCAAGCCCTAGCATTAGTTTAATAGCTTTCAAAATAACGTCATCAGGGACGTTGCGACTATCAAGCTGCCCACCAACTGCGTCACCATAAACACCGTAGAAATGGCCATCTTCGCCATCATGACCGTAAATATCCATGATATTACTTGTACCAAGATTGCAATAAACTGCTCCATCTCCATTTACAATAGCATACGCTACATCGTTATTTTTAATTTCTTCAAGTAGTTGTTTTGCGCTTTGCATTTCTAGCTCCTCCGCATAATTTGTCAATTTGATAGCATTTTCTAAACTCATTTTTTTGATTGGTGTTTTTCCTGTGACCCATCTACTGATTGTAGTGTCACCAATTCCAGTAGCTTTAGAAATTCTATAAGCTGTTACAGCCTTTAGTAATTTTTGAATTTTGTTAAAATCTGCTTTACTCATTTTTTATTATCTCCTGAATACCAAGCAATAGCGATCGCCAAAATTGCTACAAATAAAATAATTTTCATCTTGATTTTTTTCTCACTTTCTTATACAATGAAAGGCAAGGAGAGCTTTCGCTCTCTTACCCTTTAGCGATTATCTCTTCCGACGTCTGCAAAACTTGGGAGCGATTTTCGCTTTTTTCTTTTGCTCTTTTAGTACTTGGTACCAAGAGCGACTCTCTTTTGAGATTGCTACTGCAATCCCTACCGCAACTGTGACCCTTGCGAGCCACTCGTCTAGGTTGTCCATTTGTATCACCTCCTTACATTATTTATTATACCGCATTATACTGCGTTAGTCAACACTTTTTACAAACTTTTTAAAATATTTTTATTTTTTACAACAAAAAAAGCCCTACCAGCGTTAGCTAGTAAGGTTGAATTAAATTTTAATATTTCTATGCTTTTATTTTCTCAGAGTTTCCGCTCTGTTCTTACGATAGCTCGCCCCAAAGGTCGATTCTATTTCCTGCCTCGTCAGTTTCTCCAATCGCTAAATAGTTACGATTTCCAGACTCTCCGACGTATGAAATCCAACGATAGCCATCATTTGACCCTTTAGAGTCATAATGGACTTTATCGCCAGGCTGATAGACTGCCACGATTTCGCCAGTTAAGCTAGGCTCACGGCGGACATTGATTGGGCTATCACCGACCGTAAATGTAGCGTCCTCTGGGAAGAATGGCACCTCGTGGTTGTCCATAACTTCTGTGATAGCTTCTTTCAATTCTTGCTTAGGAAGCGATTCACCTTTAGGACGAAAAGCTGTTGGGTAAAGAATTGAATAAGGGAAGATTTGAATATCAAAAACACCTCCACCGAACGGACCGGGCGCCCCACCTTGGTTTTGTCCAAGGAATTGGCCATTCACGCCGTCAACGTCTCCAACGAAAATAGCTACGTGAGAAACGGGAGTTAGTGTAGATTCTATGAAAATACAAACCTCCCCGCCTTCTAAATTCTCCACTTCGTCAAAGTAGTCTAAAATGCCGTTTTCGTGTCGTTGGTTCCACAAATCCTTGACATAGAGCGAATCCGTACAGTTTGAAAACGGAACTCCTAGCCAAAGACAGTATTTAGCGTATCCGTCCCAACATTGCCAGCCGAAGTACCCGTCAATGTCAAATCCAGAGCCTAAGACTTCGTTTTGAAATAATTTGACTTTATCCATTGTGATTTCTCCTCTTATTTTTTCCAAGATTCATTAGCCGTTTTAACGGCTGACTCAATAAATGTATTTAGCTGATCGTTAGTAAGATAAATATTGTATGCTTCCAGACTTTCAATCAAGCTAGTTTTAGCATGTTCAAATTTATCTTGACCATTGATTCCTAACTTGCCCGCTACTTGTTCCGTAGCCTGTACGGCGTTTTTAGCTAGGATTTCAGCGGTTTCAATGGCTTTCTTGCCTCCTCTGGTTAAAAGGTACTGTTTAACAGAGTTAACGACTATACCAACTAGCACCACTAAGATGCTCATAGCTCCGCTTACAACAATATCTGTGATTTGATTCATTTCTTTTCTCCTTTGTTCTTTTTGATTAATTTATTAGGTTCTTCAATTCCTTCTTTAAGTTGGAATTTTTCATGATCAATATTTTGTTTTACAAGATGATCCAGCCCAGGGATTTCAACACCTAAAGCTGAAAGACTGGCTAGAATGCTAGATCCGTATGCTGCCATCATTGCTACAATGAAGGCATCAACTACAGGCCCAAGATTCATATATAGGGCGAATGGATAGCCAATGGCTACAATCAAGATCATAGCTGTGTGACTTACTAGCCCTTTTCTCCATTTTCGACTTGAAAACTCATGATAAGCCCATGCTCTAGATACCCCTAAAACGATATCTAGAGCCACAATGGCCATCAAGAGAAAAACAATCATGTGTTCATCAATTCCGTGATCATAAAAATCGCGTACTACTTCAATTATTCCAAAGATTCCATCTGGTTCTTGATACATCAATCACACTCCCATCATTAAGATTCAGGCTGTGCTACTGGTTGAGTTTCAAGGACTCCAGATGGTTTTGTTTGCTTCTCTTCTTTTGGCACTTCCCAATTATAGATTGCCAGCTTGCCATTTTTCAGCAGAGGACCTTTCAAATCTTTGACAGATTCCCCATTGTAAGTGAAATCGTAGTTAACTTGAACAAGCACACGTTTCCCTTCGCTGTATTTTTCAGTATGGTCTGGATCAATTAAAGTGAATATATCATGCTGTTTGTAGGTTTTTCCTACTTGAGCGACTTCCACAAGCTCAAGCGCCCGTTTGAAAAATGTTGGATCAAGCGGGTTGTCTTGGTTGGTCACAGCTACAAGAACAGACCAATCAGCAAGAGCTTTATTATTTTGAATCAGAACATCCTTTTTCTCGTTTTCTTGAGTAAGTTCTTGAATTTTCCGAACAGCTTCTTTATTAGCATCAACAGATTTGTCAAGCTCTTTCTTGAGCGCTACGATAGCCCCAGACGGGTCCAGCTCCATCCGAACAATATTCAGCACAGCCTCAACTAGAATAGCTTCATCTTCTTCAGTGCGGTTATTTGATAGGATTTCTTCAAACACCCGATATGGGAAGTCTTGCTTGATTGCTACCTTAGTTGTGTTTGTGATGGGATCAAAAAATCTTGATTGTACTTTATAGTCCATTAAGCAGTTACCTCGTTTTTATTTTTGATTTCTTCAAACAAGTCCTTCAAATCTTTGTCAGAGTCAAGGACAGAGCGATAGACTTCAACTTCGTCATAAAGTTGAGCTAGTTTTTGTTGTGCGTCATTCAGTCGGACTTTATATTCGACCTCATTGAGTGTTTTATCACTGAGCTGTTGATTCAACTCAGTGATGATTGCTAGTAAGATATTTTCTTCCATGTCTTCTCCTTTTTATTTAAAAGCGTACTTATTCAAAACCCCAGTGATATGGGTTCTGATGTTTTGATTCTTTAGATCCCATCCGTATTTGGAAATTTGGCCAAGACAAGTCAATAGATCCCATAGATAAGTACCTACGTTGTATGCACTTTTCCCGACAAAAATATTATCGATCCAAGCGCCCGAAAAGTGCTTATCTCCACGCCCTAAATTATGACGAACCCCTCTTTCATTCATCGGGATCAGATATGAACTGCCATCTCTAGTGTTGTTGTGGAATACCCAAGGACTTCTGTATCGACCGTTTGAATAGAGGGTGATACGGTCTGAGACGACTTCATAGAGTGATTCGTTTTCCGATCCACTCTTTCCGGAGTAGAGACGGGTTCCAGCGAATGTCTCATTCTCAGTATTTTCTGTTTTATCATGATTAGTACCGATCACGATTAGGGCAGCCTTCGAATCTCTCACCCGCTCACCGATAAATCCGCCCTGGTTTAGCTTGATAAACTCTGATGATGTAGTATCATCAATCCGCCTGATGACTCCCGTGTTAGAGTATAAATTAATGCTTCCATCATTTAGATTGAAGTCAGTCGCTTTATTGATCGAAAGCAACCGACCGCCCTGCATCCGTTCAGCGCTGAAATCAATCGAGTTAATCTGAGTGATGAAGGCTCTCTGAGAAGTCAATTCTCGGATAAATGCTTGGTTAGCGATTAATTTACTGATTAAGGCATAATCCACTTGAACCTTATCAGCAGTAACAGCGTTAGCTGCCAAAATTTCGCTGGTCACCGAGCCAGCCTTAAAGTGACCCGTCTCCAACGTACCCGTTTTAAGATGTCGTCCTAAGATCGACCCATCAACAATCATGTCCCCTTTGACCTTGATTAACTTTGAAATCAAGGCAATCGATTCAGGATCTTGTACAAACAACGAGCTAATAGTCTTACCGTTGATGGTCTTTCCAACGCCAAAAGTGATTTGACCTGGTGTGATGTTGACATCAGTCTTTTTGATTGTGTCATCAATTTGACTTGCCAATTTCTTCAACTCACCATCAACAGTCTGGCTATATTCTGCTATTTTTGTTTCTAGCTTCTTGCTAGCTTCGTCTTCTGCAGCCTGCCAAGGTCGCTCAATCGTTCCCTCATAAACATCGATATCAGCGATATATAGCACAGACTCATTATCATCAGTCCTACCTTCATTGCCAAATCTCAAAAAGGCTTCGTCATAAATTTCGGAATTGACCTTAAAATAAAACCTTTTAGCTTCATTGTTAGGCAACTGTATTTCTTTAAGTAATGTAATAGCTCTTTCAAACAGTTGAGCATATCCTCTTCTTCTAAATAAAACTAGTAATTCAGCACTTTTTAAATTCTCTGAACGAAAAAGTGTGACTCCAATTGTATAAGTAGTATTTTGCCTAACATTAAATCGACGAGATGAAAGGAATTCCTGAAGAGTACTATTCCTATTTTTCAAAGCTATCAGTTTACGAGACCCGTTAAAATATAAAGGATTCGTCTCAATTTGCGCTGTTGGGTCTGAATCAGGAGAAATTTCACCCCAATTTTTTAGATTTTGAGGATCGCCACTGTTTAGGACAAGATTTTGTCCACCAGTTTTTAGCTCTTCAAATTTTCGAGTAATCCCACGAGAATCTTCTTCGTATTTGGATTTTGATATATAGCCAGATTCTATATCCTCTCTAAATGCGGTCAAGCTAGATGCCGTCTTATCTTCGATGTATTTTTTTAACGTCTCTTGACGTGTCCCATCAGCTTGTACATAAGATTCAAATGAAGTGATTTTAGTTTCTAGACCTCTAGCCGTTTTCTCAAACTCTGCCTGAAATGTGCTAGTTGCATCTTCAGGAGCTTCGTTCCAGTCGCCAGGCATGTTCCCCTCAAAAACGGCAGGAGCGCATATTTCAAGCCAATCACCTTTTTTCTGGCCATAATTGGCGCCGTGTCGCCCAAAAATGACACGTTTCGGCACATTCACAGGCGTTTGAGTCCATTTTACCCAATATGGTCTCCACTCATTAGTAATAGTAAATACAGCATATCCATCAATTAAGTTGTCTGCAACGAATCCTGTACTAGTAACTACTTTTGTGACGCTGTTAGGACTAAATAAATGCATCACACATCTATAATCATTACGGGAAGCTCTGGCCCAAAACACAGCTGTATATTCGGTTCCGATCATTGGCACAGTTGTATTCGGCACAAACATATCAATCACCTTTTGATTTTCTTGAGTGATTTCAGACCGAATTACTTTAAAGCCATTAAATTCACCGACTACTCCTTTAACCCCTGGGAATAGACGAGTCCCTTTTATCAAATTCCTCCTACCGATTTTGATATTTGAAATTGTCTCTTTAATCCCTTGAGCCGTCTGCTCTACATAAGCACGATCAGCTTTATTTTGATTTACCTTAATAAGGTCAGAAATGGCCTTATTGGTACTTTGCTCATAATGAGATTGCGCTCCAGATATACCAGCAAACTTACTTTCGGTCGAGGCCTTAAAGTTATCCATTTCTTTTTGGATCGCCGTGTTCATCTCTGACAACCCATTAGCAGTAGCCTTAAGATCCTCCACCTTGACCTCGATGCCATTGTATTTGGCTTTAAACTCTTCTACAATTTCATCTTTATTAGACTTGTTGGCAACTTTTATTTTTTCTGAAATTTCAGCGTTAATCTCTTCCTTCACTACCTCGGCTTTAGCCTTGGCCTGCTCGATTCCGTCAGTAATATCCTGCTCCAGACTTTTAGCTTTCTTATCATACTCTGCATTAGCATTATCGATAAGTTGCTGGACTTTTGCATCATAGGCAGCATCATGGCTAGCAATTTTGTCAGCCACCGAATCATTAATGATTTGGCCAATAGCCCCACCTAACGAACGTGAGATTTTACCGAAGCTGATTTTTTTTAGCTTCTTAGCCATCGGACTATAGCTATACTTTGTGATCTTCTTTCGAATATCCACGTTGTAAAGCTCGTAGTAGATTGATGCAGTATCAAATAGATTAATCGGTTGGTCTGCTTGACCGATAACATTAATCTCTAGATTCTCTTCAGGCAGGTCACATAGGCTTGTCTGAAAGTATTTCTTACCATACTCTTTCAAGTCATCAAGAGTTTTAACATCCTGATCTTGGACTTCCATATCATACTCGTAGATATGTTTGTACTTATCTATGAGTGGACTATCCACAGTGATTTCAAGGACTTTTTCTTTCTCACCCTCTCCAGAGGCAGTAATGACCTTACGGAAGTGAATTCTTGTTTTAAGAGATTTTGTAGTGGTCGATTCTTTGTACTCAGATAGATTCTTTTTGTACATAAAAAGAGATTGATTTTCAATCCCTCCATTTTTCAAAAGTCTGACTGAGTATTTATCACGGATTAAATCACCGCCCCATTGACCAATAATCGAGTGTTGGCCTTTCGTGAGCGCATCAATCACTGATACATTAGCCAGTCTAAGAGTGTGCTTGTCTTGGATGTCTGAGAAAAATGTAAAAGGACATTCTCTTTTTAGTCCTTCTACCAGCTTATTCATCACTGTCATCCCATTTGCTCGATCGACATCAATCTTACGTACACTGTGACCATTTAGCAAGGTTGCCACCTGATTAGCATATACAGTAATATACCCATGCCCCTTTTGGGCGTCGATGATGACAAATTCTTGCTCACCAGATAGATCATCAGCAAGCAAATGCACTTCATTCTTTAACGAAGCCCATTTCTCATCGCTGACAGGGTATTTAAAGGACAATTGATAAGTATTATTCGCTTCTTGAGTGATGTCGTCTTCAAAGCAAAAATTAAGAGGGATATTACCCTCTTTTAAATAAATCAAATGCGATACCTCCAATTCCCTTGAATTTTAATTTTAGATACATTTCCCGCAGTCGTAATCCCGCTGATACCAGGTTTTAGTTCGAAGAACGGCCCTCTTACACGGATAGTATTTTGCAGTTGCCCATTTAAAGTATAGACATTTTGTTTGCGTTGCCTGCAGTCAATTTTAGCGCCACCAGAGAGATTCAAAACCATTGTTTGGTTACCGATAGTTAGAGTCACTTCGCCTTGCCCCTCAATTGTGATGATAGGCTCTGAGTAGACCGTTCCTGGATTAGTTGCCGTTCCACTGCTACCCAAAACAACCTCTTGGACATTCTTGGCATATCTGAAAGGATGTTGATAGACCTTGATACTTACAATCCAGTTATTTTTACCGTGAAGTGATATTTCCGAATCCAACAGATCAGCATAGTGGATACTATCAGGCTGATAACTAAATTCCAATACATTGTCAATCTTATTAAATGCATTGATGATTGCCTGAGCATCCTCGTATCGTTTAACAAAAACTTTAAACGTCCGCTCATAGCCATCATAAGCACCATCTTCGATATTGTACTGACCATTAGTCCCATAGAGTTTCTTCTGCTCATCGTAGCGAGGGATGGCTCCTTTAATATCTCCAAAATCAGTTACTACACTATCCGATATAGTGCCAGTATTAAATGTATTGATAATCAGATAATTTACTGCCATTAAATCCCCTCTCTAGCCATGATCTGCCCTTGACGTTGATAAGCATTAATAGCTAATTTCTCGCCGTCTAAATAAGTGTTAGAGTCTTTATTTGATATCTTCTCAAGCCACACATCTAAGCTTGACCTTAGAATGGCAATCTCAGACACCATTTTAGACTCTGCAGTTTCGTATTTGCTGTTCGGCATTTGAAGTGTAGATGTGATATTGCGATTAAAAGCAGTATCATTCCCAAAATCAAATCCGTCTCCAGAAACGGCATCTGAAATCCAACCAGCAACTCCTCCAACTGTCTTTTGGACGCCTTTGAAACTCTCTTGCAAGGATTCATCAAATCCGCCCATGATTGCCTTACCAGCAGGGATCAGCAACTTACGGTCATAGGAAATCGGTCCTTTGTGCTTCCGGATCCAGCCAGCGATGCCGCCAACAAAGTCCTGAATACCACCCCAGACAGCTTTCAAACCGCCAAGGAAACCATTCATGATTGCCTTACCAGCGCCAGCTAAGTCAATATGTGCCAAGCCACTAAATAGATTTTTTACACCGTCACAAAGATTTTTAACGCCATTTTTCATGCTGTCCCAAAAACCTTGCGCACCAGAAACCAATCCGTTAATTATATTTAAAGTCCCTGTTTTGATGCCATTCCACATGTTTGTTGCTGTGGATTTAATGCCGTCCCAAAGTCCAGCCATAAACCCCTTAAATCCATTCCATGCGGCTTGAGCGCCAGCAATAAAACCATCAATAATGGCTTTTATGCCAGAACAGATACCATTCCACATGCTTATGGCTGTTGATTTAATGCCTTCCCAAAGACCAGATAGAAATCCTTTAAATCCATCCCATACAGCTTGAGCACCTGCAATAAAACCATCAATAATAGCTTTAATACCAGATGTGATTAGATTCCATACGGTCTCAGCTACAGATTTAATTGCGTCCCATACTCCAGCAAGAAACACCTTAAGTCCTTCGAAAGCCCCAGTGAAGAAACCAATGATTGTATTAATAATTCCTGAGAAGAAAGTACAGATACCATTCCAAACAGTTGAAATAGCGTTCTTAATACCATCCCAGATTAATCCCAAATCCTCACCTAACTTCTTAAAATCAAGTGTTACCAAATCAATGATAAATAGAACGGCTCCTAATACAATACTTTTGATCAATTCCCAAGCACCAGTAAAGATCGTCTTAATGCCTTCAAACACTTGAGAGAGTCCTTCTTTCATGCCATTCCAGATGCTCATAAAGGTATCGACAAAAGGTTGAACAATAGCTAAAACAGCGCTAGTAATAGAAGTCCATGCTGTAGTTGCTAAGCTAGTGATTGATTCCCACAATCCAGAAAAGAAATCAGAAATCCCTTGCCACGCTGACTTAATTCCCTCAATCGTTCCGTTCCAAGCGTTTGAAGCTCCTGAAGATATGCCACTCCAGAGACCAGAGAAGAAATCTTTGATTCCTTGCCATGCGCCCTTGATCCCATCAATGACACCATTCCAAACTGATACCACGCCATTCCAGAGATTGATAGCTCCATCAGAGATACCTTTCCAAAGACCAGAAAAGAAATCAGCAATTCCTTTCCATGCGGATTTTATCCATGATACAAAGCCACTCCAAATCTTTCGACCTGTTTCGGTTTGAGTGAAGAACCAAGTTAATGCAGCAACTACTGCTGTGATTGCAACAATCCATGCTCCAACAGGATTACCGGCAATTGCAGCATTAAAAGCCGCTACTGCTCCTTTTACTGCTGTGATTGCTTTTTTAAAATCTAAGATAATTGCTTTTACGGTAGTAACTGCTTTAAATGCCATAAATCCGGCTAAAGCCCCGGCTAGTGCAGATTTAACTAAGTCCATAGCTGTTTTGTTTTCGTTAATCCATTTAGTAAAATCTTTTACTTTCTCAGATGCACTCCTCAAAAATTTAGTAAGACCTTCAAATGCTGAAGCTATCAAGTTCACACTTTGTTCGCTTCCACCAATCCCAAGTAGATCACTGACAAAACTACCTACAATACCAGCGATATTCCCGATTGTAGCTCCGATATTTTCAAAAGTAACACGGATATTTTCCCCAATGTTTACAATGCTACGAGCTGTCTTTTTATCGATACCCAAGTAGCTTTTTAAGAAGTCAACATTGTCCTTCTTGTTCATGGAACCGAATATCATATTGAACAATGTATTTGCAATTGCGCTAATATCAGCAAAAGTGTTATACACCCATTCAAGGATTGGCTCAGCAACCCCCTCACCAAAAACAGCAGTAAGGCCGTCTTGCAAGATCCCATAAATAAGATGAGGAATCCCTTTTAAGACATTCCCAATCATTGGAATGAGATTTCCAACTAAAAATGTCTTTGCTGTTTCGTATAAGCTATGAAGTGATGGTCCAATATCTTTCCCAAGCGCCAAATTCCCCAAAACATTTTGAGCAGCAGCTTTCATCGCAGAAAAAGACCCTGTAAAGGTAGTTGCTGCTTCTTTAGCTGTAGTTCCAGTTATATCTAGATTTTCTTGGATAGCGTGAATAGCTTGATACACATCTGACAGATTATTAATATCATACTTAACACCCGTCAGCTTAGTAGCATCAGCTAGCAAGCGCTCCATTTCAGTCTTGGTACCGCCGTAACCGAGCTTAAGGTTATCTAACATCGTATAATTCTGCTTAGCAAACCCTTGATAAGCGTCCTGAATACGATCCATGGAAGTACCCATCTTATTGCTGTTATCAGCCATATCGACCATAGCCATGTTAGCCACATCTGCAGCCTTCCGAGTATCGCCACCCAAAGACTGCAGTAAGCTTGCACTAAAGCCAGTCACATTTTCCATGTAGGCATTTGCTGAGAGACCTGTCGTTTTATATGCCTCGTTAGCATATTTCTTAACAGTATCCGCTGACCCTTTGAAGAGAGTTTCAATGCCTCCTAAAGATTGCTGAAGATTAGCTCCCTCCATGATTGAAGCAGAGAAAAACTTCCCTATTCCAGCAACTGCTATAGCTTTCTTAGCAAGGCTGACCATCCTCTCTCCTAGAGTTGAGCCAGCGCTTTGCCCAGCAGATTCTACTTCTGGCGAGATAGCAGCTTTGATCTTCCCGCTGATTCCACGAGCAGAAGGCATAATCTGCACATAAGCTTGGCCTAATTCTGTTGCCATTAACTACCTCCTCTAATTTTTTTCAACATTTCATTTCTATAGTTTTCAAATTCCTCTCCAGATGCAAATGTCATCTGCTCCTGTTCCTCTTCGACCTTCGTCAACTGATCAACCATTGATACAGGACGATTGATCCCATTTTGACCATCCTTGGTCTTAAACCAGACCAACATAGATAATCTATCTAAAATACTTGCCTGGATGAGTAACTGCATTGAGACATTTTGCCCTGACATTGCGGTTTTGATTCTAGAATCGTCACGCAACCCATACGAAAAGACAGCTACCTGATAAGCAGGTAGCTGTCTGTAGTCATAGATTTGATACGTTTCAGCTAAATCGCAAATCAAAGCATCCTCATCTGTCTGAATCATTCTAGAGAGGGCTACTATTTTTTTACTGACTGAGATTCAAAGATATCTGTGATTTCTTTCATAAGCTTGTCGGTTGATACCATTCCATCTTCGTCCCTGACATGGTTTTTCAAGTCTTCCGCTTGTTCTCCCAAAAGCAATTTCAGCAGTTTTGGAACCAACAGAGGATTGCTATCAATTTCAGATAAAACCTCAAGGACTTCATAGTTCTCCATTCGTTTTTGACTAATATCAAACTCAAAGCCTGTTGAAGTAGTCCCTTTAAATGATTTAATTTCAGACATATATTATTCTCCTTTGATGTATTCGTAGTGAGTATCGCCGTCAGAATTTGGAAATGCTGTAAGTGTTGTTTGATAGCCTACAGTTTCAGCATCTTTGTAAGAGATAGTTCCGATGGATGTAACCTTACCTTGAGGGATAACAATCCGCTTAAATGTACCATCTTTCAAGATCATATCAACCACCACACAATGACTAGCAAGTTCTTTCGAATTAGCCTTAATAGTGATACCTGTTTTAAGATCTCCAGATACATTATCAGCTCCGTAAATTTCTTTTAACACATTTAGATTCAATGCTTCGATCAAAGTGTAGTTAAAAGTATCAGGCTTTTCTGTCAGAGAAGAGTGCACGATGTCACCGCCCCAAGCCTTCACGTTTTCAGATTCAGGAGAGTTTTCATTTTCCAATCCATCTTCCGAAATGTAGCCAAGCGATACAAATTTCTTATCCAATGCTGAGGTCGCATCTGTAGGCAATGCTGTGCCAGCTGGCGCCGAATAAATTGCTCCGCCCACTTTAGGCTTAGCAGTCGTCACCAATGATGACGAAGTTGTTGATGTTGCTTGTGTTGTCTGAGCTTCTGTTCCCATTCCATTCTCCATTTCTTAAAAATAATTAATATCAAATACCGCTTGATAACGATATTTTTTAGTCCCAGTATCTGTAAAGTTGTAGTCGCTATTCAGATGAATTCCGCTGATTTCATTCAGCTCAATCATTTCATAAATGACTTGCTTAACCTTCTCGTTTAATTCAGCAGCTTTTTGCAAGCTACTTGCATAACTCTGAAAAGCAAATGTAGCAGATTTTGCGTAGTCCTTATTAGCTCCCCTAGTTTTTTCTACAATGACAAATTCTTTTGGCATTGTCGTCTCATGCTCAAAAAATGACGGAACAGACAAATGACCGTCGAGATATTTTTTAACTATAATCTCAATCATTCATCTCACCGCCTTCAAGAGAGTATTGTTTTTTAAGTTGTCCTTTTTGGCTTTTCTGGTTTTAGCGATGACCATGGCATTAGCACGATTTTTACCAACATGGATATCTTTCACATACCCATCACCGCATCTAGATTGTATATCTGATGCATATTGAGACAGGACCTTCTGCATAGGACCTGATTTCATTAATTCAGATACTCCAGCACGGTTTAACTTAAAATCCGAATTACCCATAGCGCTCCACCATCACTTTCTTATTCCATCTCAAAGGAATCATTTCCTCAATGCCTTCCAGTGGAATCCCAAAAGTTTTCCAACGCTTGCCAAAAAACAAAACTTCTTTATTCTCCCAATCATGAGTATCACCCTTAGGAATAGCTAGAGTGTATTCTGCCTTTCTTCCGGTCAAGTTCATTTGACTCGTGACATCATCGGTTGAAGTAGGAGAAATGAGGACATTATCCACTTGAGTTTCAATTTCCTCAAAAATGGGATGACCGAAGTCATCCCTCCCTTTCTCTTTGGTCTCGATAAGAGTAACTGTAATTCCTTTAATTCGTCTCATAAAGTTCAATCACCCCATATCTTTGCTTTTTCAAGCCCAAGCGCTTCAACTCTGAATCCTTAATGAAGAGTCCTCCGCCAGGAACCAAATAAGAACCGCTAAAGGAATATCCCATTGCTGACTCAGCCATCTGAGTCATCGGCTCCTGATCTGTTGAGGTCATCAAGGTGCGAGCTACCACATCTACAGTTACAGATTTAACGACACTTGAATAAGATGGGCTTTCAGCTACCATCTTATCCAAATCCTTGCTGACTTTCTTAGCTTCCTCACGAAGAGAGTCTGACACTATTGACAACAGTGCCTCTGCTCTCTTTCGTTCATCAAATTTCAAGGAACGCCACAAAGTTTCAAGGTCTTCTACTGTTGCAAATGTTGTCATTTTAACTACCCTTCATGTTGTTCTAAAAGAGCAAGCAAGTCAGCCTTCTTAGCTCCTTTGTCGTATTCGACACCCAGCTCATCTAAGCGGGCCTTGATTTGGGCGACAGTCAGATCTCCCTGATTGTCTGCTGCTTCCTGAGAATCCACTTTCGTAACTTGATCAGCTGGAACCCAGTCGCCACCACTAATTGCATTTTCAGTAACGATAGTAGCCCCTGTTTTCACATTAATGTATTCCATACACTACCCCGCTTTCACAACACGAGCAAAGCTGTTTTTGTCCAAAATTCCCCATCCGAGATAGATTTCTGCACGAAGATAGACTTGGTTATAACCTTTCAAATCTTTTCCAGAATTGTCTGGATCACCATATCGAATAACTTCAAGTGGAATTTGCTTAGCATATCCCCATTTCACCATGTTAGCAAAGTCACCAACAATAGCAACATCCTTGTTGGTTCCAACATTAAGACCAACTGTAGTGTTCACATCTACAGGTAGACCATTAATAGCACCTGGATTTGCTCCCCAAGCCAATTCTGGATAAAGACGCTCATTAGCTGAGTTTTTCATGCTAGCAAGTGCACTTGCAAATGTAGTATCAATGGCCATACCGCTAACAATATTATCAGCGCCTTGGATCATCTTCACTGCATCTTCGACATTAGTGTCTGGATCGCTTGTTGTGAAGTTCACTGTCTGAGTGACTGCCTTATCAAAGCAGTTATCCCCAATAACAGCGGATTCTTGTTTAGTACGTGGATTAACACCATGGAAAGCCATGATATCAATACCACGAGCTACTTTGTTAGCAAACCCTTCATTAAATGACTTCAAAATGTCAATTTTAGCTTCTTCTGATGCATAAACGAATTCATCAGATACACGAGCACCGTACTCGATTTTAATAGGCACAATAGTTACAGGTTCTAGGCTTGCACCACCGTGCGTTTTCTTCCCGTTTTCTGCCACGATGTCAACATCAGAATCAAGTGAGAATGTGAATTCTCTTAATCCGTTAAACGGAATAGCTTTTTGATTGGACAATTTAGCTAGCGAGCTGTGTCCTTTTACTTTGTTAATTAAGTCTGTGACAAGTGTTGGGTCAAATAATGTTCCTTTTGATAGTTGATCCGCCATTTATTATTACTCCTTTATTCTTCAAAAACTAAACCTTGTACTAGGTTTTTATAAGATGTATTTTCGGTTTTTTCTAGAGCAGGCTCTAGATTTCGCATAGGTGCGACATGTTCAGTAGGTTTCACGAAAGAAACTAAGCGCTCAGCATCTGCCGTTAAACTTTCCTCATCGGTACCCTGCAAACGATCTGCAAGATCGTAAGGCAATCCATGTTGCAAAGCAATCCGAGTCCGCAGGCTTGCTGTCTCATAACCAGCGATTTGATTCTGCATCTCTTCAAGTTGCTTGTCAGCATCAGCCTTGCTTTGATTAGTAGCTTCAATTGTCGACTTCAAGCCGATGTTTTCTTCTTCCAATTCAGTCACACGGGATTTAAGCTGGTCATAGTCTCCGTATTTCTCTTTTTCACGAGATAAGCGAGCCTTAATAGCAGCATCAAATTCTTCTTGTGTTGTGATTGGTTTAAATTCTGACATTCTCATGTCTCCTTTCTCCTGCTTCCCCGGCAGTTCGGTAATTTTTAAGCATCAAAAAAAGTAGTCATAAGACCGCTTATTTTAATAACTGATTTTTTGCTTTTTCTTAGGCTTGGCCGTAGCACAAGCCCAATGCGCAAGCAAAACGCTGTCCATCAAAGAAATATCCATATCGTCAAAGTGCGATCGATAGCCAAAGCCACCATTCGAACCAATATTCCGCTTATCGCAGTTAGTGGCTACTTTAGACAATGACGGCTGGCCAGAGTGACAAATGGTTTTCTGATAAATCCCCTGTTCCCAAAGAGCGTTGGCAACGATGATTTCTTTCACCGTCGGCAGAATCACATTCTTGATTCTGTAATCTTTCAACTCTTCGTCCAGGATCTTTTGCCCGCTAGCTCCATCAACTACGATTTGAGCCACATCCGCTTGACGCAGAAAGGAAACCATCCACTCATTACCATTACGAACAGATTGACAATCAACTGTCTCAACAAAGAAACGGCCATCCTTGGTCCGTGCAGCAATACTCAATGCCACGTTCGTTCCATCTTGACCGTACTTGATCCCAACAGACAGCTTGCCAGATAATTCTGGAACATCGTCCACCTTCAGCTCATTCCACTCAGTTTCAGAAATAGCAGATTTCTGGTTGTAAGTTGGCCAAAATCCCAAACGTTGGATGTTATGGTCCAGCTTATCCTCACCAAGCTCCGCCTCAATTTTCCGCTCATTTAAGTGATAACCCATAGATGGATTAGAATTATACCAGGCTTCCACATCGTCGATTTCCTTTTCGTCAGAAACCGACCATTCAGCCCAGCCAGAATACTTACCTTTTCCAAATAGACATGTCTCACGATATTTAGTAAAGACCGTACCGCTTGAAACTGGTGTCGGAGGTGTCCCACACATGATTGTGATAGGATTCTCACTATCCGTCACCGTGTACTTTAAAGCAGATTCTTGTTCGGTCGTGTACTCTTGAGCTTCGTCAATGATCAACATATCAAACCCTTCACCAAGGCCACCATTTGATGTTCTGGTACGGAATTGGACAACACCACCTGTTGAATAAAGCTCAATCCGCTCCTGCCCCTTCGCTCGAATGGAATTAAAATCCTCACCATCCACATACCCCATTTTCTCAAGGTATCGTTTCACCTTCTCAAACGAAGCATGAGATGTAGAAATTCGATGCGCCGTATGCAGGATGTTCAATCCTTTGTGTAGCGCCCAAATTTCAGCTATGTATAGGATTTCAGACTTACCATTACGACGAGGAATAGAGTAGCCGAACTTTTGGTGTACCCAAAGCCCGTTTTTGTCTACCGCCATCAAAGGCAGCAAAAGATTCTTCTGCCAAGCATAGCAAGAAAGACCAGTCCGCTCGTAAAGTTCAATCGCTTCTTTAGCTTTTGAATTTTTCTTGACGTATTTTAAAATTACCGATTGAGTAGGATTCTGATTGCCAAGTTTCTTCCTTGCCATTCTAATTTCCTTTCAATCGTCATCGCATGATAACCCTCTCGCTGGGAGATATCGGATCACCTCCTAATCTAAGCCACAATAAAAGCACCCTTTCGAGTGCTTAAATTTACTATTTTCGGTCTGAAAAAAACTCAGCCCAAAATGGATTTTCTTTATCAAAGATTTCAACCTCTTCTAAAGTCATATTATGAGGATAATCTTCAAAAAGGTTATAGAACTTTTTCTTATCAAATGTAAACAACAGCAATCCTCTAGCAAACCATGACGTATCAACCCACCAAGCTTTATCGCCATCATTTTCTTTATAGCAATATTCGGACCAATTTACTTCTTCATAATCACTTTTCATGGCCTTCAATTCCTTTCATTTGCTTAGAACCAGCTGTGTTAATGAAGCTCAATAAATTATGAAACTCAGGATTATCTTTCAATGAATTTAAATCGATGATATAACTATCCACTTCATATTTTCCATGTCTGGTACTATGTGTTTTTTTACACTTGAATCTTTCTTTCAGAACAACATTATCTAATGGTTTAAACCCGTTTGATATTCTGGATTGCAACTCCAAATATTCGAAACGTCCTTCATTTTTTCTTATAACAGCCGCATGCCTACCTGTTGCTAAGTAATATTCGTTTCCAGCTTCTACCTTTTCCAACAATCCTCTTACTGCAGTAAAGTCATTCGTGTTTTTAACAACATGCATTTTAACACCAGGAAGATTTCCTATCATTTGAATTCTACTATCTCTAGAAAAGAAGTCACAGCTTTTACCTCCTCGAAAATCTAAAACAGTATAACCGCCTTTATTTCCAATATAAGCAAATGCTGCTGACGAACATGACCCTTTTGTTTTATCACCGCCACCAACAGCATTGATGATTTGTTCCTCTGTTAGTTTTTTACGACTTTTTTTGATAGGATTTGAGGAAATTCCTTCTTGAAGCGCAAGTTTTCTCACTTCGCTCATTTGAGCTTTTCCATCGATATCTTTTCTTGCTTCTATCTTATCACTTTCATCTGTTTTTCTCCAAATTTTGCTCCAAATATCTTTAACTTTCCCGCTTTTTGGATCATAGTCAACAGTACAACGACAACGTTGATGCCTTCTATAAACATCTCTCGGAACTCTTGGGTATTTATAGCTACCTTGAACTTCTTGACACCAATCACAGCAATGGAAATAAGATTTTCTAACAATTTCAGGTTGTAATCCAGATTTGTGATGAAACTCAGCATTTTTTTGAATACTATCATCGATGATAGATTGAGAAAAATTAACGATAGGCTCACCAAACAACCAACTGACATCTTCAAAATTTTCCTCAGATGCCAATCTATTAACTATTCCAGCAATTCTATCCTGATTCAATTCAGGAACTTGTACTTTCAAACTAATTTTTGCATCTGTATTCAGTTTTTTCTGAACATCTCTCGTATAACCGCTTATTATCTCATAATTACGCCCTAAAACGTCCGACAACAAACGTTGAGCTATATTATAATACATTTTCCCATCTGGCAATTTATCAGCGATTAGAGAAGCTCCCAGAGCCTTAGAAAGAATTTCTCCAACCTCAATAGCAAACTCATTTGCTGTTTTGTAAGTTGCTTTCTTTGCTTTTAATGTTTCAAATGCATTTCTGACAGTCTCACTCTTGCCAAAATCACTCTCAAATCTCTCTTGAACTTCTTGAAGAATAGCAGGTAAAACATCATGTTCCATCCGATTCACCTTCATTCACAACAGGCACAGCAGACATATCACCTGCAATTCCTGTAAGATCTCGAATGGTTTCAGCGTTGATATAACCAGGTAAAACCTGATTCAGTTTGATAGCACCATCACCAATCATAGTTAGCATGTTTGCATCGGCTTCAAATAACGGCTCCCATTTAACGGTTGTTTGAACAAACTCATTTCTTGCGTAATGGAATTCATCCCGCAAACAAGCAGCAACATAAGCTACATTTAAAAATCCAGCTCCTAAAGACCGTTGAGCCTTTCGTCCTGCCAAGCGCAAATTCTCATGACTAGCCTTGATAGCTTCAACAGATGACGGATTGTCTGACACAAACCCTAAATCATCTAATGTCAAGCCCATTTCGCCAGCAAATCCAGCAGCTGCAGTCCTTAATTGTTCAGTAAACGGCGTCATACTTGCAGTAGTAAATTGCCCGATACTAGGTTTCTCTCCGTTATCACTAGCTGAAATGGTTAGCAAGCTTGAAACTGTCGCTTTCCATTTTTCCAACGGCTCAGCATCAGGATCTAGACCGATGATGTATTTTTGTGGCCAAGAGTAGAACTCGGCAGTAATATCAGCCCGTTCTAATGTCCTCTTGGCAAATTTTTGATAATACATCCCTGCCCTAGTAATCCTTGACCGCCCAAAAGGACGAACAGCATCAGGTCTATGAATAATAGGCACAAGAAGAGGAATATTAGCAGGATTTTCAATCGAGTAAGGCTTGTCTCCTTTTGGCAGAAAACGAGTTTCATTAGGTTTAAAATAAGCTTCAAGAGTAGGCGAGCCGTAATCATCTCTAGATAAAACAGCATAGCCTTCTGTCAGCAATCCAGTTATTGGATCAATAACGCCTGTAGCGTTACTTGCTTCAATGACCTGAAGTCTAACTTCCTCATTTTTTCCTTTCGAAATGTAAACAAAACTACACGAACCAATCAACGCTGACAAAATAGCACTGTCGAAAAATATATCAGGGTTATTTTGTCGAAAAATATCTGTCACCTCAAAAATATCATTCCCAAATTCTCGAAATACTAATCTATCTGCCAGACTATCAACTCCTTTTGACGTCCAACCTAAAGTTGATTTGTACTGAGCACGGACGTGCGCTGGAATTGTGATACCAATTTGTGGCTCGTAATTCTGCATAGCATAATACTTATATCTCAAATTAACTCTAGCTCTGCAAGATTCTAGTTTTCGTCTAAGATAATCAATCCCTCTTAATTTCAACTCATTCTCCTTTCATCTTGAGGATTTGGCGAGAGAAAAAATGTACAGTGACGGCGTGAAGCTCGGCCGAGCCATTGGGGAGGGGGGTAACCCCCCACCCTTCGCAACTTCTAAA